GGCCCGCACAGGCGTTTCTAAGGCGTCTATGGGTTTAGATGCAGCAGCACTCCAGAGCAGCACTGCCGGCGCTGTAAACGCCACTGTAGCGGCCGCACAGCAGCACATAGAGTTGATCGCCCGGATCTTTGCTGAGACCGGCATGAAAGACTTGTTTAAGATCGTCTTGAAGCTAATCACTACGCACCAAGACCAGCCGCGCATGGTTCGCCTACGCAATAAATTTGTGCAGATCGACCCGCGCTCATGGGACGCGGCGATGGACGTCTCAGTGAACGTGGCTTTAGGGCGTGGCACTGACACTGAGCGCATGATGATGATGCGTCAAATTGGTGAGATGCAGAAAGAGGCTATGGCCACAATGGGCCAAGTCAACCCGCTGACCGACATCTCCAAGCTGTCCAACACGCTCAAGTCTATGACCGAGCTGGCGGGCTTTAAGGACACGTCGCAGTTCTGGAACGATCCGGCCGACTTCCGCCCGCCGCCACCGGACAATAAGCCCGACATCAACGAGCAGCTCATCCAAGTGCAGATCCAACAGATCCAAGCGGACATGCAGAAGAAGGCGGCCGAGCTACAGCTCAAGCGCGAGAACATGGTCATGGAAGACGACCGCAAGCGCGACGAGCTGGAGGCCGAGTTGTTCGTGAAGGCGGAGGAAATGCAGGCGAAGTATGGCACGCAGCTCAACGTCGAGAAGATCCGCTCAGAGCTGGCAATCAATCGCGAGATCATGCGAGGTCAGGTTGACGTGATTAAGGAGGCCGCGCGTGAAGAGTAAGCAACAAATCATCGACGACGGCCGGCAGGCTGAGCGCCTTCTAGGTGACACCGATCTCAACCGCTTCATGGACGAGATCGAGCAGAATTGTTGGGCGGAGTTTAAGTCAACTGCGCCTAATGACAAGGACAGCCGGGAGGCTGTTTACATGCAACTGCGTGGCGTCGAAATGGTTCGCCAGACGCTGCGCGCAATGGTGGATAATGGATCTATTGAAAAAAAGAGAAAATAGGTCCATAATAGGAGAATAAGCTATGGCAGATAACAACACCCCGCAAGGGATTGGGTTGTCACAAGCACAAAATGCAATCAGCGCCATGATGGCACCCTCGACAGAGGACAATGCTCCAGAGGCTGATGCGCTACAGGTCGAAGACGCAGAATATGTGGAAGAGGCCGAAATGTCGGATGACGCAGGCGAAGAGCAATCTTTTGACGCAGAGGCCGACGATCTTGAAGGCGAGGAAATCGAGGACGAGGACCAAGACCAATCTCAAGAAGGCGACATTCTAGCGGCTACGGTCGAAGTGGATGGCGAAGAGATCACGGTCGAGGAAGCACGAAACGGTTATCTGAGGCAGAGAGATTATACCCGCAAGACGCAGGCGCTGGCTGAGAAGACGAAAGAAGTCTCCGCAGTTCAGTCTGAGTTGGACCGGGAACGTGCACAATATGCTGAGCTGTTACCGCAAATTGCGCAACAGATACAGCAATCGGTAGAGGCCGAGCCAGACTGGGACACTCTTTATGATACGGACCCCGCTTTGGCCGCGAAGGCTGAGAGGCAATGGCGGAAACAGTTAGAGCAGAAGCAAATGCAGATGCAGGCTGTGACGCAAGAGCAGGCGCGATTGAACGAGTTGCAACAACAAAGAATGCAACAAGCGAAGGCGCAATTCGTGGAACAGCAGCGGGAAATACTCCCCGACCTGATCCCCGAATGGAGGGACGCAAAAGTGGCAGCGGAAGAAGCTGGCCAAATTCGCGACTTTCTTCTGACATCCGGCTTTGCGGAGCAGGACATTGACGAAATGAACAGCGCGATGGTCGTTAAAATGGCCAGACTGGCAATGCTACAGTCGCGTGGAGCAACTCGAGCTGACAAGGCAAAGGCCAAGCCTAAGCCAGCGAAGGGCGGCAAGACGCTACGGGCAGGGTCACGCGGCACGCAACCGAAACCGAAAAGTGGTGCACGACAAGCGCAACAGCGCGTACAGCAAACCGGCCGCGTGCGTGATGCAGCGGCTGCCATCAAAGCCTTATTGTAGGAGAATACACAATGGCTATCGTAGGTAATACGTTCACATCGTTCGACGCGAAGGGTATTCGCGAAGAATTGTCCAATATAATCAGCAACATAAGCCCAGAGGACGTGCCTCTGCAATCCAACATCGGCTCCGAAAATGTGTCCAACACATATTTTGAGTGGCAGACGGATGAGCTTGCAAGTGCTCAGAATGTACCAGTACTTGACGGAGATGATGTTTCTTCTTTTGATTCAACAGCTTCCACCTCTCGCGTCGGAAACTATTCGCAAATCGCGCGCCGCACAATGATCGTGGCTGACAACTTGGGCAACCAAGATTTGGCCGGTCGCAACGACGAAGTGAGCTACCAGCTCGCAAAGCGTGGCTCCGAGCTCAAGCGCGACGTCGAGCTGATTTTGACTGCCAACGCAGCCAAAGTTGCTGGCAACTCCAGCACAGCCCGCGTCACTGCCGGCCTCGGCGCATGGATCGCGACCAACACCAACAAAGCTGGTGATGGCACAGATCCAACCGCAGTAGACGGTTCCGACGCTCGTAACGACGGCACGCAGCGCGACTTGACCGAAGCAATGGTCAAAGACGTGATGCAGCAGGCGTTCACAGAAGGCGGTCAGCCATCCGTGCTGATGGTCGGCCCTTACAACAAGACTGTTGTATCTGGCTTCGCCGGTATCGCCGCACAGCGTTACCAAGCACCGTCAGATGGTCCAACAACCATCATCGGCGCGGCTGACGTGTATCTGTCAGACTTCGGCACACTGTCAGTGGTTCCAAACCGCTTCCAGCGTGAGCGTGACGCATTCTTGCTCGATCCAGAGTACGCGTCCGTCTGCTACCTGCGCCCGATCCAAGCGGTCGATCTTGCCAAAACCGGCGACGCCGAGAAAAAAATGCTTCTCTGTGAAATGGGACTAAAAATATCCCAACAAAAGGCCCACGGCGGCGTTTTCGACCTCAACGTAAGCTAACATTGGTGGGGCGGCTTCGGTCGCCCCAACTACTTCTGGAGTGGGCAATGAAAAAACTTTTTAGCGAAGACAAACTGACCGGGATCAAGAAGTTCTGGCATGTGACCGACAAGGGCGAATATGTGCTCGAGACAGTCCAGCAGATGGACGCTATTCTGGACCAGAACAAGCGCGAATTTAACAGCGCGGACGAGCGGTGGGGCGAGAAATTAAACAAGGTGGCAACTCTGCCACTTTCGGTGTATTATCAGCTCAAGCGCGAGGGCATCGCAGATGATCCTAAGCGACTGGCGAAATGGATGAACGACCCAGACAATAGGGCGTTTAGGACGAGAGGCGGTAGACTGTGAGCATCACAAATTATGCTGGGCTGAAGTCAGCAATTAGCGACTTTTTAAACCGCGATGACTTGACCGCAGTTATCCCGACTTTTATCTCCTTGGCAGAGGCTCAGATAGCTCGTGACGTCCGCCACTGGAAGCAAGAAAAGCGCGTCACAACTTCCGTTGATGAGCGCTACGAAAATTTGCCAAATGACTGGATCGAAGTTAAATTTGTGGCGCTTTCTACAGGCGCAATGCTGGAGACAGTGTATCCGTCAAAAATGGCTCAGATGAGAGCTTCGAGCGACACGCCCGGAACCCCTAGATATGTTAGAATGACCGCAGACCAGTTGGAGTTTTATCCAACCCCAAGCGAAGCAACCGATATTTCCATGCTATATTATGCGAGAGTTCCGGCGCTGAGCGACGCAGATCCTACCAATTGGCTCTTGTCTGACGCTCCAGATGTGCTGCTGTACGGGTCTTTACTGCACTCGGCCCCCTACTTATCTGAAGACGCAAGGGTTTCAGTCTGGGGATCCTTGTACCAGTCTGGAGTAGAAAAGTTAAATATTGAGAATACTCGAGGGCGCGTGACGGGTCCACTTAGGATGGGGATATCTCGGTAATGGCTACAACTACATGGACCCAGACCGCTGGAATGACCAGTCAGACCGAAGTGGACAATATTGAAGAGTTTGCGGACGCGGCCTTAGCGTCGAAGAATGCCGCTGCGGCGTCAGCAGCGGCGGCAGCGGCCAGCGCAACAAACAGCGCTAATAGCGCAAGTAACTCAAGCGCCAGCGCAACAAGCAGCGCAAATAGTGCAACTACCAGCTCCACGGCAAAAGACGCTGCGCTTGTCGCTCAAGCTGCGGCAGAGGCTGCTCAAGCGGCTGCTGAGGCAGTGGACGTTGTTACTGACGCGGCGATTGGAACCGTGTCAACTTTATCTGTTGGATCCTCAGCCACGGCATCGGCTACGGCAGCTTCGGGAACTGTAACTTTTGATTTAGGTCTTCCCACTGGCGCAACTGGCGCTACGGGAGCCGCAGGCGCAGACGGTGCGGACGGTGTAAATGGCGCAGACGGTGCGGACGGCGCAGACGGTGCAGACGGGCAAGGCTTTACAGGCGGATCGTACAACTCATCGACTGGAATAGTTACATTTACATCCGGCGACGGCCTTGGATTTTCGACGACCGACCTACGCGGTGCGGATGGTGCAGACGGTGCGGATGGTGCAGATGCGTCTGGCGACTTAATTAGCACCAACAACCTTTCGGACCTTACAAGTGCGGCGACGGCAAGAACCAACCTTGGCCTTGGAACCGCAGCCACCACAGCGGCGACCGACTACGCCACAGCCGCACAAGGCACAAAGGCAGACACCGCACACGGCTGGGGCGACCATGCAGCCGCCGGATACACAACAGCAGCCGCCGCAGAGAGTAATGCGTTAGCTCTCGCAATCGCGTTAGGATAGATCATGGCAAACACATTTAAAAATTACACGAGTGCCTCAGTAGGCACATCACCCGTCACAACTTATACAGTCCCTAGTGCTACAACCTCAGTCCTGATCGGCTGTACTGTAGCAAACACAACGTCAAGCTCCATCGTAGTAGATGTCCAAGTGGCTGGTGTTTACTTAATCAAGGATGCTCCTATCCCCACAGGCTCTGCTTTGTCAGTCCTAGATGGCAAGGTGATCCTTGAGACCACAGACACGATTGTTGTCACATCTGACACAGCATCATCGGCAGACGTTATCGCAAGTGTACTGGAGCAAACATAATGAGTGGATACATTGGTAAAGGTAAATCAGTTGTCAATGTAGCCAGCTACACAAAGGCTCAGGCTGATGCTACGTTTCTGACACCCACAGGCGATGGCTCACAGCTTACTGGTATTTCCGGCTCTGCTACAGATATTGTAGCCCTTGCAAGTGATCCCTCTGTTGGTTCCGCTGGTAAGATTTACTACAACACAACTACAAAAGTTTTAAGGACGAGCGATGGTGTAGCTTGGACTAATGTGTCAAACGCTGCTCCGCTTACAACTGGTGGCACTGTAGTCCTTACATCAACAAACGAACTTACTTCCTTCTCATACAATCTAGGTACGGACTTTACAGACGATAGAGATGTCGACACTGTATTAACCTACACACTTTCATCAGGTACGCTTCCGTCTGGTCTTTCTATGCCCAGCGCAGGTTCTTCAACATTGGCGGGTACTTTGGGGGATGTTTCTGCTGATACAGCTTACGCTTTTGCAATTACTGCAACGGACGATGATGGCCTTACTTCAGCACCTCAAAACTACACTATGACTATTTTAAGAGTTCCAATGCTTGCTACTGGTGGAACAAAAACAACTTCCGGCCTCTACACAGTCCACACGTTCACATCTTCTGGAACATTCCAAGTAACACAAGGCGCAGGGCCAGTAGAATATTTAGTTGTTGCTGGCGGTGGCGGCGGTTCAGACACGGGCGGAGGTGGCGCAGGTGGCTATCGAAGCTCTGTTTCTGGAGAAACGTCTGGGGCAAACTCATCAGCAGAAAGCCCTATAAATATAACGACAACAAGCTATTCTGTTACAGTGGGCGGCGGCGGTTCTGGCGGTGGCAACAATGGAAATGGTAGTAACGGAAGCAGCTCTTCCTTTGCTTCGGTTACATCATCGGGTGGGGGCCGTGGTGGTCTATACAATAGTAATAACGCCGGAAGCGGCGGCTCGGGAGGGGGCGGTCAGTTTTCTGGAGGGTCTGGTACATCAGGCCAAGGCAAAAACGGAGGTAGTGGATACCCTCAAGCCAATGCTTCCCCTTATTCGGGCGGCGGAGGCGGAGGGGCGTCGGCAAATGGCGGCAACGGCTCTGGAGGAAGCGGTGGAAACGGCGGAAACGGATTATATTCCTCAATAACAGGGTCTTCTGTAGCTCGAGCAGGCGGCGGCGGCGGGAATACTTGGACATCAGGCGGCTCATCAGGCGGCACGGGCGGCGGAGGGCGTGGTTCTCGAGGCAGTCCTAGAAACCAGCAGAGCCAAAGCGGAACAGTCAACACAGGCGGCGGCGGAGGTGGAGGAGATGGAGACACAGGCGGCGCATCATATAATCCTAAGTCTGGTGGCTCCGGCATCGTAATCATCCGTTATCTTACATAGGAAATTAGAACATGGCACATTACGCAAAAGTAAACGGCGGTATCGTCGAGCAAGTGATTGTAGCTGAGGCTGAGTTCTTCGACACATTCGTAGACAGCAGCCCCGGTCAATGGATACAAACATCTTATAACACTCACGGCGGCGTGCATGCTAACGGTGGCACACCTCTGCGCAAGAACTATGCTGGCATTGGCTTCACTTACGATGCTACAAGGGATGCGTTCTACGCACCACAACCATACCCAAGTTGGACGCTGAATGACGATAGCTGTCTTTGGGAAGCTCCAACGGCAATGCCTGATGATGGCTCACTTTACACTTGGAACGAAGAAACTACATCGTGGGAGGCAGTGTAATGTCAGGTTACATAGGCACACAGCCCGTCCCACAGGCTACACAGACCCGTGATGCTTTCACAGCAACAGCAGGTCAGACTTCTTTCACTACGTCAGGGTACACACCGGGTTTCCTTGATGTCTACTTGAATGGCGTGAAGCTGGCGGCAGCAGACTACACAGCATCTAACTCAGTTGATGTAGTGCTTACTGTAGGGGCTGCACTAAACGACATCCTTGAGGTCGTGGCATACACCACGTTTGAAGCAGCACAAGCATTTAATCAGGCCGATGGTGGCTCCGCTGCATCTGTTTACACAGCAGCACAATCTATAAATGGAGGTACAGCTAGTGGCTGATCTAATTCAAATCCGCCGTGACACGGCAGCTAACTGGACATCCAGTAACCCTACGCTTGCCCAAGGTGAGTTGGGTTTGGAGACAGACACCAGCCAACTCAAAGCTGGCGATGGCTCAACCGCATGGTCGAGCTTAGGCTACTATGATCTTGGTGGGCTGACTGACCCAGCTTATACTGGTACGCCGATTGAAGACATCTATGCAATCTCTGGCACATCTTATGCTTTAGAGCCAAGCAACGGCTCCATACAGACGCATACCTTGACAGGTGCCACGACGTACACAGACGCATTTTCCGCTGGTCAGGCTATCACCCTGATGATTGACGATGGCTCTGCCGCAACGATCACATGGCCCACGATGACTTGGGTCAACAATGCTGGTGTTGCACCTACGTTAGCCACGTCAGGCTACACAGTCATCACAGTCTGGAAAGTCGGAAGCACACTTTACGGTGCATTAGTGGGAGATGGAACCTAATGCTCAGTCAAAGAAGTCTAGGTGCTGCGGGTACGGGTCTTGTCCTACCCTCGGACGATCTGTTCAACACAGTATCGTTCCTGTCGCATTTCGACGGGGCAAATAACGGCAAAAATAACGTCTATGACGATAGCTCGTCCAGCAACCACACCATAACTGCAAATGGCAATGTGACCCAAGGCAGCTTCGGCCCGTTTGCACGGCCTGATGGTCAGTGGGGTGTGAGCTTTGATGGTTCTGCCGATTTTATAGAGGGGCCAAGTGTAGATTTATTAGGTAGTGGTGCTTTTACAGTTGAGTGTTGGGTAAACGTACCTTCGAAAACAACTGCTTCTAACTACACTGACGCCTTTCTTGCTCAGTACCAATCAAACGGAAACCTTATTATCGGATCAAAGTCTAATGTTGTTCGTGTTTGGATGGGAAGCTCGGAGGTTAGAGTTGGAACTGTAGGGATTGTAGGCAATGGTTGGCATCATATTGCTCTAACACGCAACTCTAGCGGCAGCGTGAGACTGTTTGTTGACGGTAGTGCTGATGGTGCGGCTTTTACTAACAGCACTGACTTCAGTCAAAACTTAGAAAACTTTGAGATTGGTAGTTGGGACAACGGTGCAAACTCAGCTTTGAATGGCAACATTTCAAATCTTCGGGTTGTAAAAGGAACGGCAGTTTACGACCCTTCTGCGTCAACGATAACTGTACCAACATCCTCACTTACAGCTATCGCAAATACTAGCCTACTGACCTGCCAAAGCAATCGCTTCGTTGATAACTCTACAAACTCTCATACACTTACGCCATCGGGTCAAACAGCCGTATCCGCCTTTGGCCCATTCCTAACCTCTGAGGTTTATGACGCCGGGGTAAATGGTGCGAGTGCTTACTTTGTGAATGAGGTTGGAGAGTATCTAGACACTCCCGCTAGTTCTGATTTTGCTTTTGGCACAGGAGATTTTACTGTTGAGTTTTGGTTCTATCAAGAGGTCAGCGGGTATCGTGTGCTAATAG